TCGTAATCCGTTGCAGTATCTCCTTTCTCGAGTTGCAAAGTACAAGATAAATCATAAGCACTATCAACTGTAAGATCTTCAATTGTAAGTATAACATGATCTATTTCATCAACTTCATCTTGAGTAAAAGTATGACTAACTTGTTGCGAAGTATTGTTGGTTATCCCTAATATGACTAAATTGGTATTATCACTATTCTTAAAACGTAAAGTAGTTCGCATTGATGGGTTAGTACCACTTACATTTCTTGAAAAAGTATAGGTTTCATCTGCTTCTATGTTTGGCATATTATTTAATTCATCATTAAACCAAGAGGTATTTGGGGTTCCATTTAAAGTAAAAGATGACTCTGTGTGAGAAAATGTTAATCCTGTGATGGATGGCTCCGTTACTGGAGTTATATCTAATAAATTTTTGCCTATAGTTGTATTTTGCGTACTATTGCCATTTATAGTCAAATCAATAAATGGATAATCAGCAGCACTTTCTATATTTATAGATGAATCACTTACTGAATCTTTAGGTATTAAACTATTTATATCATCTTTAGTCGCATTTAATCTTTCTTTTTCTGCAGTTAATTCTTCTTCTGTAACCATACCTTTATTATTGTAACTTTTCATTGTACTTGCTTGTATTTTTACATTTGTTGCGTTATCTGTATCTACAGCAGAAAATACGTCATTATCACTAATTGTAGTTTTTTCTGTCAATTCACTAATTTTTATTTGTCCCATATTTATTCACTCTCCTTATTTTCAAGAACTAAATAATCATAATTTTTAAATTTAGCTAGTTCTGTTTGTAATTCTGTAATAGTAGTTTTTAAAACTTCAAATTGAGTTTCTCTTTCTTTTTCATTTGCAATTCTCGTGGTTTCATTATTTTTTCTAGTAGTTTCGTTAGATTGTCTTGTCGTTTCAGCACTTGCTCTTGATTTTTCCGCATTAACCCTAGATGTTTCGTTATTTTTTCGGGTAGTTTCATTTGTGTTTCTAGTGGTTTCATTAGTTTTTCTTGTTGTTTCATTAGTTTTTCTTGTGCTTTCATTACTTTCTCTAACTTTTTCGGCTGCAATTCGTGTTTTTTCATTTGTGTTTCTTTCTTCTTCAGCACTAGTTCTTTCACTTTCTTGTGTTTTTCTTGTGGTTTCGTTGTTTTCTCTAGTAGTTTCATTTTCTATTCTAGTATCTTCATTAGATACTCTAGTATCTTCAGCACTTATTCTTTTAGTTTCATTTTCTTTTCTAGTTGCTTCATTACTATTTCTAATAGTTTCATCAAGTTTTCTACTATTTTCATTTGTTATTCTAGTAGTTTCGTTATTTTCTCTAATTTTTTCATTTGCTTGTCTTGTTGCTTCCTCTGTTTGTGCTTTTTCTTCTTTTTCTAATGCTTCATCAAGTTTAATCATTTTAGCATTAGCGACATCTAACCAAGTATCGTATTCATCTGGTTCTTCGGCATCTGATATACTTTCACTTACGTAAATAGTGTATATTGGAGATTTATATACAGGTATCCCATTGCTTGTTTCTTCTTCTGTTATTCTCATTTGAATATCAAAATTTGTTTCATCAAGTAGTGTATTTTTAATTAAAACATAATAAGTTTTATCTTCTTCTATGTATTCCATAGGTATTAAGTATGTTTTATTGCTTTTTTTAACTTCTAACCAAGCATAGCCTAATATTTCTTCATTAAGAACAAACATTAATCTTCCTTGCAAGTTTTCGCCTGTAAGACCCAAATTGACTTTTTGTGTTTCATCAATAGTATCAGATGTATCTAAGTTTATTATAACATCTCTTCTCATAGTATCAATCCTCCCATTTATATTAGCATATTTTTTTATTTTATGCAAAATATGATATTTTTATTGACTTTTTTTAATTTGTATAATATTATTATAATTGGAATTGGTATTTTGTGTTATAATCAATTCCAAGATGTTCGGTTTTGTTAAGATTACAGAAAATCTGTGATAAGGAGTACCCAAAAGGGTACTTTTTAAGTACCCGAATGTACTTCTCCCGTAACATATAAATCGCCATTGATGTGGAAAGTAGTTTTATTCCACCAATATATTGGCTCTCCTTGTGAAACATCTTGCGTTTGTGATACTGTACCAGTGGAATAAATTTTATCAAGTGCTTGTATTTGAAACGTATAAGACTTTTTATAATCAAATGTTCCATCAAGTTCTAAGCTTTGTGAATATGAGTTACCAGAAATAGTAGGGGATAAAGTTATCCAACTACTATATGTGCTGGTATCTTTTTCTTTGTATCTATATCTCACGGTCAATGTGTTTGCTGTAGTATTAAAACTACCATTATAATAGTTGCCACTATATTTTAAGCTTATACTACCAGTTGTTGGCTCTGTTCTATAAAATGTACTACTTATTGTTAAAGGAACATAGTCATACATTGTTGGAGTAACGGTTTGCGTTATTGCAGAATATCCACGTGTATCATTACAGTTTACATTAAATACATTTGATGAAACACTACTACTAAATGTTGTAGATATGCTAACAGACGACGATGAAGATGTTGTTTGATATGCACTTTGCCCATCATTACAACTAACTGTCCAATCTTTTGTGCTTGCACTATTTTTAGGTGTTAGCGTTGCTGTTACTTTTGGCTTCGATACATATTTTATTAATTTTGAACTATCTCCAGTTATTGCTATAGTAGTGCTATTTGTGTCAACAACAGAAACATCACTTATAACGGGTCTTGAACTATCAAAATTTGCTGTTAATATACAAGTTGCAGAAGTAGAAGAACCTATTTGTGTTGTTCCATTGTATGTTGTTGCTGTTATGGTACACGTACCATTTGCACTACTTGGAATTTGATTAAATAAACTTGTTGGTACAGTCCACGGATAACTAGATTGTGATGTTTTTTCAACAATAGTACCCGTTTCACTACCAAATGAATATGTTAAAGTTGTTTGATTATCAAATGTTCTATATATTTGTATTATACAACTACTTCCTATATCAGTATTAGGTGCTGCTATTGTATTTGCTCTTGGAATTGTTGTCAATTGCAATGTTGTTGTTACTGAACCCGGACCACTTACCTTTATGCCACTTGGTATGGTAAATGAAGCAGTTAATGTTATTGAAGCTGTTCCATCAGAATTATGTGGAAAATTTTCAATTGAACCCTCAAAAAAGTAAGAATTAGAACTATTAATGGGTGCAGAAGAAGGTACCTTTTTTGTTTCACTTAACAAAGTTTCTGATCCTTTTGTTATTGTACATCCTAATGTACCATACCAAGAACTTATTGTTGTTGTTCCGTTTGCCCAAGCTTGATATGTAATATTTGAAGTATTCGTATCTGGATCGTATGATTTTTCCATTATTCTTAAGTGATATAAGAATCTACTTGCGGATGTACCAGAACTAGGATTAGCTTGATTTTCAGTTCTATTAGTTGTAGTTATAGCTGCCATAATATTACCTCTTTTCTATAAATAAAAGCAACCTGTTCCGTCTTGATAATCTTCAAAACGGGAATGACTTCCACATATTAAATATGTTTTTACAGTTACGTTTTCAGCAACAACACCATCACTATTAACAGTTAGCATTGCTTGGTCTGTAGAACTAGTTGTACTATATATAATCATACCATTTTCATTAACATTTGTCTTTGTTGGTGCATTTGTTTTTGCAATGGTTAATCCATTTTTATCAAATGTAAAACCAGTTTTTGTATCAACTTTTTCTACACCATTTTCAATGACATCATTAACTGATGTGTTGATAGATTCAATAGATGTTTGTTGGTTAGTCAATTTAGTATTTATATTTGTTTCTAAATTATTAATTGATGTATTTGTTGCATAATTTTCTAATTTTTTATCTGTTTCTGTTCCAATGTTTGCAATTTTTGTATCAATTACAGCATTATTTCCAGTATATGTATCTGTTGTAACATACGTATTTGATATATCAGTGTTTAAGTTATCAACTAAATCTTGTGAATTTGTGTTTGCTGTTTCTATTGCTTCATTTTTACTAGTTGTAATAGATACTTCTAAATCACTTTTAGTTGTGTCGATATTCCCTTGAAGTTCAGTTTTTGCATCACTTATTGAAGTTTCTAATGTACTCTGTGCAGAACTTAAACTTGATTTGGTTGCATAAGATTCATCTACACTTATTAATACGCTAGATTTTGTTTGTTCTATTGTTGTAGAAAGTTCTGTTTTAGTTTCTGTAAGCTCTGTTTTAGTAGCATAAGTATTGGAAATGTCAGTTTGTGCAGTAGTTAATTCCTTTTTAGTTGTATAAGTTGATGACACTGTTGATAAAATATTGTCTTTTGTCTGGTCTATTGATGTATTTAAATCACTTTTAGTAGTGGTTAATTCTGTTTTAGTTGCGTAAGTATCTTCAATGTTTCCCTCTAATGTAGTTGTTTCTTCCTTAGTTGTATAAGTATTAGAAACATCTGACAAAATGCTTTCTTTAGTTTGATTTATGGATGTATTCAAATCACTTTTTGTCGCAGTTAATTCTTTTTTCGTTGCATAATTTCCTGTTACATCAGTTTTCAATTCTGATAGTTCTGTCTTAGTAGAATAATTTTCTGCAACTGTAGATAATATAGAACTCTTAGATAAATCTATAGAACTGTTTAAATTCGTTTGTGTAGTAGTTAATTCTTTTTTAGTTGCGTATGTATCACCAACATTTTTTTCTAATGTACTTAACTCTGTTTTAGTACTATATGTGTTTGAAACATCTAACAATATGCCTTCCTTTGTTTGACTTATTGTATTATTTAATGTTTCTTCTGTTTCCGTAAGTTCTGTTTTAGTAGCATAAGTTTCACCAGCACTTGTTTGCGTTAAATATGTTGTAGTGGCATCTGTTTTAGTCAAGTAATTATTTTCAATGTTACTAGTTATTTCGGTAGCAGTTTGTGTGATAGTACTATTTAATGTTTTTGTTTCATTAGAAAGTTCTGTTTTAGTAGCATAAGTATTAGCAGTATCTGTCTTAGTTATATAAGTTGTTGTTGCGTCTTTTTTAGTTAAATAATTATTGGAAATTTCGCTTGTAATGTCTGTTGCTGTTTGCTCTATCTTACTGTTTAAATCTTTTGATTCTGTAGACAATTCTGTTTTAGTAGCATAAGTATTAGCAGTATCTGTTTTTGTTATATATGTTTCTGTCGCATCTGTTTTAGTGAGGTAGTTATTTGCGACATTGCTTGTAATATCAGTTGCTGTTTGTTCTATCTTACTTGATAAATCTGTTGTTGTTGTTGATAATTCTTCTTTTGTTGCATAAGTAGTGGAAACATTACCCTCTAAATCAGTTATTGTATCATCAACATACGTTTTTAATTCTTCTGTTTTATTATTAAAATCATTAACTGTTGCTGTTATTTTTGCATTAGCACGGTCAATTTCTATTTGTGCATTCTTGATATTTGTTTTTATAGTACCCGTACCCTCATAGTCATATTTTGTTTCTGTGTCAGTTTCTGCAGTACTATTTATTTCAACATCATAATAGCCTGTATATTTAATAATTCTATCAAGTGGATATGTATATAATTTGTTATCTTCCATATCCGTTATTTCAATTAATTCATTACCAAGCAACCATATATAAGTTGGTGTTGTTAATTCTATAGGTGTATATGTTAAACCAAATAAAACATTTGCTTTTTCTAAAACTTTATTTTTTAAGGTATCGTTATATATCAATGGGTTATCATATATATACAATTCGTGTAATCCATTTTTTTCTATACTTTCGGTATCTTCTACATATAATGGATCGCCTTTAATACTAGATGATCCGACATATACACGATTTATAACACCATATTTGTTCTTTTGCGTTGTTAAATCATAATAATTGTCATTTGTTAATTTATTATAATCATTTTGAACACTTGTTTGCGTTTTAAAATCAATATATACTTTATCATCCCAACCGACCCTTATCCAAGAGTATGCAAGTTTTCCTATTGCTTTCATAACATCTCGGCAAGCATCGTTATTTTGAAATTGATTTGTAGTTATTTCAAAATCATAATTTGTAAAATCTGTTGTTGCAAGTTCCATACCACATTGAGAACAAGTATATTGTGCCAACCACAAAGCGGTTACTTTTCCATCTTCACTTAATAATGTATTAAATGATTTTGGATATGTATCATCTGTATAATCGCCATCAAATGTTATATTAAATAAAATAGTATAATCGGATGATGTATAAGATGTATTGTCAGTTACTTCATTATCACTAGGTTTATCAATTATAAATGTTCCTACTTTGTAATATTCATCTTCATAAGGTTCTTGTGTTTTTTCGGAAATCATTTCTATGTTATCTTCTGTAATCATCAAATTGTCATCTTCACTAGCAATGTTTGTGTAATAAAATCTCTTTGTTGAAACACCAATATAAAAAACTATTCTTTTATTTTCTATGTTAAAATCATCTGTTATATTTTGAAAATTACCATCCAATGTTCTTGTTACAAATTCGCCTATAAAACCATAATTTGGTACATATCTTAAATCAGAGTAAGTAAAATCTTTAATTGAATTTTCTTCTGTAAGTGTTGCATAAACACTATCATCATCATTTAATATAACAAGTTTTGCTTTTTCAATAGCAGTACCATTTATTAATTCGTTTATATCTCTTTCATTCATTTAATCACAACCTTACTTACCAATTAATTCAAAGTCATCTAAAACATACATTTTTTCTCCTCCGTATGTAATTGGTGTATATATTAAATCATTGTGATAGAAAGTATCAGTTTCGTATGTATCTTTAACATTATTGTAAACTTCTACTGTTAAATTCATACCTGGTCCCAGTTCATCACCCTTTAACGCTGCCCAATATGTCTTTAACTGTGATTTTGTTAATGGAGGAAAGGAACACCATATCTTTTTACGTGAATGTGGTAACACTTTAAATGTTACTTTTCCACTTGCTAGCGTTCCAGAATTAGTTACTTGTATTAAATTTGGAGCATATTTAAACCCCTCTCGTTTTAAAGATGGATTTTGAAAAGTACATCCATTTATTTTAATATAATATCCTTTAAATTTTGCCATATTTCCTCCTATTTAACAAATACGTTTTCTCCATATACATTATTCATTCTTGTTGAATATTTATTTGATTGTTTTTGTATATTTTTACTATCAAGATTAATAACATTTGTAGTTTCCATATTAACAATATCATTGTGAATTTTAGTTAATGCCAATAATATGTTTTGATTATTTTCTTCATAAGAATCTCCATTAACAGCTGGATTGTATTTTTCTGGTACAACAGCCTCATTTTTATGTAAATAATATAATCCCTCTGTTTCAATTTTATTTGTACCAGTTTTTAATTTAGGTATATTGATTTCACTTAATTTACTTATTTCAATACCGGGTATAGCATTGATAACAGAAATAGCTTTATTTATGGCTCTTATAAATTTATTAATAGTATTTTGTGCAAAGTTGATAACTGTATTTACAACATTTTTAAATGATTCACCCATTACATCGCCAACAGTTGTCCCAACAGCTTTAAAAATTTCTTTAATTGAATTAAACACCTTTGTAAAAAAATCATCCGTACCACCAAAAATTTCTTTAATATTAGCCCAAGCATTACCAAAGTTATTTGTTAAAGAATCTTTTATGTTGCTTGCTTTGTCGCCAATTTTTGATTTAATATCTTCAAATACATCTTTGATGTTATCCCATTTATCAGCGACAAAATCTTTTGCTGTTCCTAACTTATCTTCTACATTATTTTTTGTATCACCTGCAAATGATTTTATGTTATCTTTAACATTGTCAAATGTTTCTTTAACATTGTTCCATTTATTTGTAACAAATTCTTTAGCTGTACCTAATTTATCTTCTAATACATCTTTCATATTAGTTGCTTTTTCAGTAACATTTTCTTTGATATTACTAAATGTTTCTTTGATGTTATCCCATTTATCAGCGACAAAATCTTTTGCTGTTCCTAACTTATCTTCTAAATTTTCTTTTATTTTTGTTGCTTTTATACTAATGTTGTCTTTTATTTCTGTAAATTTTTCTCCAATATTTGTAAAGCTAGTAGATACTGATTCTTTTGCTTTATTAAATGCTTCGCCAATTGTATTGGTTGATTCTTCAGTTTTTTTAGATATGGCATCCATTGTTTCATCATTTTGTGTTTTAGCATCTTCTGATTTTCCATTGAACCATCCAGTAAAATGTTCCCATATTGACTTTCCTAATCCAACAAGTCCACCTGCCAACAATTCTGTTAAACCACCCAGTGCTTTAACAATGATATTGCCTACATCAACTAACATACCAGCCCAATCAATATTGCCTAAAAATTCTCCGATTTTTACACCGACGTTAGCCCAATCAATATTTTCTATTAATTCTATTAGTTTCGCAAAACCAGTTCTAACAAAATTACTTATACTAGTTCCTAATTTTTTAGCGTCAAAACTGTATATAAACTCATTTATTTTATTTGTTGCAAATCTTTTTATATCTAAATTTTGTAGGAATGATGTTAATCCATCAAATATACCACTTATACCATTTACTAGTATGGATGCTATATTTCCAAAATTTATTTTTTCAAATGCTTTTGTAAGCCCGTTCGCTAATTTTGTTCCTAATTCTTCAAAATTAAACCCATCTGTTATTTTATATAAAATGTCAAGTTTACTTTCAAAGTAATTGCCTAGCAAATTACCAATATTGTCAAAATTAATTTTTTCTATCATAGTATTTAAGGCAATGGTAATTTTTTCGCCTAATGTATCAAAATGGTAAGTATCAAAAAAGGTATTAAATATAGTAACAATTCCATTTAAGCCTGTACTTATCTTTTCTCCAACAAGTTTAAAATCAATTCCATCAGTTAATCCGTTACCAAAATCAGCAAAGTTTTTAGAGAAAGTGTTTAATTTTTCTGTTATCTCATCAAAATTTATTGTTCGTAATCCTTCGTTTAATGATTTACCAATTTCGGCACCTAAGCCATACCAATCATTATTTTTAATTTTATCAATAAAATTATCTAGCCAACTTGTATCTACATCTGGTATGTTTGCAGTAGGAGATGTATTTGTACTTCCACTACTTGTATCATTATTAAAAGTTACTGTGTGTAAATCATCAAAATTTGCTAAGTTACCTAATTCATTTGCAAGTCCACTAGCACTTTCTTTTTGTTTATCCATATATTTAGCATTAACTTTTGCGATTATATCAAAACCAGTAAACGTTTTTATTAAAGTTGCAACATAACCAACCAATGTGCTAAATAATGATATTAATTTTTCAATAATTGGAGATAGTATCGCACCAAGAGTAGTCCAGTTATTTTCTAATTGTGTTGACAAATCACTATCGTATGATAAATAAGATTCTCCTGCCTTCTTTAATGCCATAAAGGAAGAACGTACACCTAAAAGGGCAAGACTACCTTTTGATACGGCTTTCTTTATTTTTTCAAATGCACTTACAACATTTTTTCCTAAATTTTTAATAGGAGATACCATCGCCGACAATAATTTCTTACCAACATTTTTAGCTACCTTTCCTAATGATTCCATTGCCACTTTTAAGCCTTTAAAGCTTATTCCTACAACTTTTCCTAAAGCATATGATATTCCAGTAGCAGCGACTGAAAAAGGTCTGGATAGCTTACCACCTACATTTTTCGCAACATCTCCAACTTTATTCATTTTTGAAGAAAATTCAGCAAATACTTTACTTTCTCTTAAACTTTTAAGTGCTGGAATATTATTTAACTTATCTAGTGCTTTTTTGAAAATATTTACTTTAGATGTTGATTTGTCAGCTTCATCTTCAATATTTTTCATATTAGTTTCTATTTCTGGTAAATTGCTCGTATCAGTTGTTGTACTTGGAGATTCTACAGTTTCTGTAGTGTTATTTACAATTTTTGGAGCTTTAGTATTGTTTAAATAATTTTGAATATTCCCTGTTCTAGTAGCAGTTTCTTTTTCCATCTTATCTAATTGTTGTATAAAATTTTCGGATATTTTGGGAGTAACAAAACGTTTTAAACTAACACTTAATACATTCACAGCCGACATCAATTTTTTATAGTCTTTTGTTGCATTATTTGCGTTTTCAGATAAATTGTTTTTTTCTTCTTCTTTTTTTAATGTATTTATTGAATCAGCATTATCATTAATAGTATTTTTTAATTTTTCAAAATTTTTAGATACTTTATTAACATTGGTATCGTTTATACTACTTATTGCTTTTCTTATATTTGTAAGTTTATTCGTATTAACACTCTTAATTGCAGTATTCAAATTTTCAAATGACTTTGTTGCTTTATTCAATTTTGTTATACAAGGAGTTAAACTAGCAGTCAATTTATCTATATTACTTGCAAGTTTATTTACATTTTTACTAGAAGTTCCACTACTTTTTTCAATTTCAATTGTAAGAGAATCTATTGTAACATCATTCATAATATCACCCCTTTAAATTCTTATTATTTTTCATCATTCTAACCCAATTATTAATCCAAATTTGAGCTTTTAGTCTTTCATTTTCTACTTCTTGTTCTTTATCTTTTTCTTTCTGCTCTAATTCTTTTTTATATAAATAAGGTTTTTCCGAATATTGTAGAGGCTTTGTGGCTTTTGAAAAAGGACGTAGTATAGGAGAACAATCATTTATTGCCTCATATACGTACATCCCTTGTTCCCATAAAAGTTCATCTTGTTGTCGAAGCTTTAATTCGTATGCTTTTAAACAATAATATGTTTGATATATATCGCCGTACCAAAAGTCTTGGTAACTCATTCCATACGACATAAATATTGGGCAACATTTGTCAAAAGTCTTTGATAGAGAGATATGCTCTACTTTGTTGGTTTCGTTCCAACTATCTCCCAAGCTATGTTTCCCTCATCACTTGAATTATCATCAAATAATGATTCATAACTTTCAGCAATCATTGTTGTCATTGTTTCAATTAATCCACTCTTATTACTAAGTAGAGAATATATTTCTCTTATGGTACTTTCCTTAGTATTTCTATGATTTTTAAAGAATAAACCACTAAATGCAATATCAATATTTGTCATTGGTCTTTCTTTAAAACCATCAAAAGTAAATCCACTTGCTTCCATTTCTTTTATTGCAGCACGGTTATATTCTAAAATATAAGGCGTGTCTTTATATGTAACTTTTATTTTTGTATTCATTTTTTATTTCCTTTCAACTAATTTGATGTAGTTGGTTTTGTAAAGAAATTTGGTTCTCCTGTTGGTGTGATGTAATTAGTAATTTCTAATACACTATTTACAGCAGTTTCTGGTACACCCATCGCACTAGGATTACCTGTAAAATATACAGATTTTGTAAGTCCCGGTATAACTATTGTAAACCATACATTTTTACCACTAGTTTTAGCTGTTTCATAAGTAGTCATCAATGTATCCCATGTCGTAACAAGATTTTGTGTTAAATTAAATGTAAATTCTAAAGCTCCACCTAAATCTTTTAAACCATCAATGTATGTCTTAAATTCAGTTTCATCAAGAGTTGTGGTTTCTAAAGTTTCTGGAGCTGGGTTTAAACTTGGTGTAGATTTTAAACCTGCTATTTTCGTATAGCCTGACGTTGGTCTTGTGCCAGCTGTTGCTTCTACACAATATTGTAATGTAACACCTGCAGTTGATAAATTAATTATACTAGCCATATTAATACCTCCTATATATTATATGCTCACTTGGTACTAGTACCCCACTATAAACTAAATAGCCAACCCTTATGTTATTATCTACATTATTGGTTCTCATACTAGTATCATTATTTATTATATTAATTACTAACCCGACATCTTCATTTAATGCTTTATACGTATCTAAATTAAGAAATTGTCTAAGTATATAAGCAATAGTTCTTATGTTTTGATTAGCACTTTTATTTTCACTTTGTTCACAATATATGTTGAATTGATAAGATATATCAAGTGCAAATCTTCTTTCCTTATCATATTCACTATATTGCTTTAAGTTATTATTTACGATTTCCTTTATTGCTATACAAGGATAAGATATACGTGGAATAGGTTCATAGTATTCTTTTATAAGAATATCAGCATATTCCCCATCATATTCTGGATATACTTCTTTTACTTTTTTATCATCTTTGAAAAAAGATCTTAAGTCATCTATCAATTGATATATTAATGTATCTTCCGTAATTCATCACCATACTTTTTTTTTACTAAATCTTTGTAATTATCGTGTAGCCATTTACCAGTATTGTACATAAAATTAGAACTTTCAAAACCTTGTGTGGCAATTAGTTTTCCATTCTTATCGTGATAAGTCCAGAAATTACCACTTGTTATACCAGATGACTTCAAAAAGCCTAAAAACTTTTTTGAAGTAACACTTGATATAGGTCTAATAGTTAAACCGTGGTTATAATCTTGTAATCCATATTTTGTAGGAGATACTGTATGATTTGATTTTCCAATATCGCCCTCGCCAAATTCATCATATACAACTTCTCTCCCTTTTGCTACAATATTGTAACCTTTAGAAGTTTGTTCTATATACATATCTGGTTTTTCTACATTATGAATTCCACTATTATAAATATCTTCTAATTTTTCAAGTCCTTTTTCAGCCACATATTTACATACTTCATCATCAATAGAACTTGTTTTATTTTCTATTTTATGTAAAGTACTTGATATGTTCTTTAAATTTTTAATACTTAGTTTTACCAATTATTATTAGCACTCCTATTTATTAAAATTATTTCAACTTGATTAGGTGTAGGATATGGTAAACTTTCAACTTCATAATCAGCATTTTTACAAAAATCATCATATTTTTCTGGTGGTTTTTTATAAACATACACCCTATCTCCAGTATGATAGACATCTTTTCTATCTTGCCATTTACCATCTATACACACTCTATTATCACTTCTTATAATGAGTTTCTGTACATCTTCAATACCTATTGGTGTTAGTAATGTATCAGAGTTTGTATCAATTCCATGACAGTGTTCATATATAGGTATTGGCTCTTTATATTTTACTAAAGACCCATCTAAATATTTTTGACACAAATATATAAGTTGCTGATTTCTTCTTTGCGTTCTCATTTTACCTACTTAGCTAGTGGTACAATTTCATTTAATAATGCTTGCGGATAATCAGAATCCGTATCATATATTCTCTGTACCCCATTTTCACTATGTGATGTTTCACTTTCAATTCCAACTTTTGCAAACGATGATATACAAAGTGGTATGATTAAATATTTATATTTTGTAGGATATATTTTGTCATCACTTGGTACAAAATGCCTACGACTATTTATCGCACCTATTGCTTTATTTATCTCACTTTTTAAAATATTATCACTAGGAATTTCTATACCTCTAAATATTAACTGTGCTTTTAAATCAGTTAATATTTCAGTAATACTGTTTTTCATTATTACCTCCTAATTAGAATATTTTTTTCGTTGAACTTGAAGATATCATATCAATTAATCTTTCCTTATCATATTCTTGCTGTGGATAAAATGTTTCATATTCTTTAACATTAGGAAATTCTAATTCTTCGCCATTTTTGCACGGTTCAATTACTAAATCCTTATTTTTATTTAAAGAAACATTTATCTCTTTAAAATATCCTTGTACTTTTATATAAAATTTATTTTTTATTTTATATATCACAATAAATCATCTCCTTATTTTTTGGTATTTTGATGATTTTCCTTATTATCTATGTTTTCCTTAGAAACATATTTATTATCTTGGTTTGTATTGGGTACTAAATCAATAGTTTTATTTTCTTTAGCACCCTCTACAACTGTGTAACCAAGTTTTTTAAATATGGAATTGTATGCCCCTTTAGAAACAACTAAGATATTATTTTCTCCGTTTTTTCTAATCTTTAGCATTACTTAACCACATCCATAATTCCAATTTCGTCGGCTCTGTCTAATGATGGTAAAGCTATCATTGATACTTTTGTATCAACATTAACAGGATCAAATTCACGATGAGTTGTTACTGTGATACCACTTGACATAACTTCAACTTGAGTATCGCTTGATGCTCCAGTAGTTAAATCAGATGCTTCTGGTGTAACACCCATGTGTGTAGCTCCTAATGTACCATCTGGTAAGAAACATACAGTATCATCTGGTACATACTTTACAGCAGTATCAGTTTCATCTACATATACATTATCATATACATAGAATTCTACTCCAGTTTCTTGATATATAAAGTTAAGTGCTTGTGATACCCCAACATTTGATATGTTGCCACCTGCTAATACATAAATTTGGTTTTTAATTGCTGTATTTTGTCTAATGTATTTAGCTACTGAATTGTTACAAATTGCTTTAGTAATTGTAACACCTTTAGCCTTCATTGCATCTACAAAATCAGTAATATCGCCAATAATATCAGCACTAGCATCGCTCCAACTTGTTGATACAGTAATCTTTTGGTCGGTTGGCACTTCAAAATCATAAGTATATGCTTGTCCATTTGATGCTAATGTAATAGTCCCTGTTGTTACAGCTTCCATTCTCATTCTTTCTAATGTTATTTGTGCAGCATCAAGTAATTTTGCTAAATCAGCAAATATTCTATCTAATACAGTATTTAATACTAAATTATTGTTTGTTGCAATAACAGTATTAAGTTTTTGACGCATTTCTTCATCTATATACATAGATTCTTTGAAGAATGGCATCTTTGTACGGTATTCTGCAAATCCCTCTCTATCTCTACGAATAGACTTTGAATCAAACGCACTTAATTTTAATGCTACAGGTTGACCATTTGAACCTTTTAACCAACTAATGTCTAAACCTAATTCGTGAACTGTAGGAAATAATGTTTCTCCCAAAAGTGGTTGTGCATTTTTATTTCTTGTAAGCCAATATGCAGTAACATTTTGTGGTGTTATTAAATCATAAATACTAAGTGTTGCCATTAAATTTTACTCCCTTCTACAAAAATCATTCTCTCTAGTCCAGATGTAACAGCTTTAATTGCCGTTACCACAGTTGAATCTAGTTTTAGTAAATCAACGCAACCAGCTATTACTAGTGTCGCATTTCCTTTACCACTTGAATCTAACTTCACATCGTGTAGGTTGATTCCAACAGCAGTTGTTGAAGCAACAGTAAATGCAGTATCTCTTGTGGTGATAGTGCCATTTAATGGTTGCCCAGCTTTGATTGTCGCATTTGCTGTACCACTAACTTTTACAGGTAGGGCAATATAATAAGAATCTTGTCCTATAAGTATGTTCTTAGGTACAGTATAATCTGCTACTTTGTTAATCATATCTTCTTACCTCTTTCTTCCTATTTATTATATTTTCCAAAATAGTAATTACTACTATTTGTTGGCATACTATTCTTTGCAATTGTTGCTCCTAATGGTTCTTGGTCTTTAATTATTCCTTGCTGTTTAGCATTTCCCATTTCGCCTAAACCATCTTTTGCAACATCTTGCTTACCTTTTTCATACGCATTATTAATTAATTTATTAATATACATTGATAAGGTGTTTGATTGTTCATTATCATTTTTTGATAATGTATCTATAAAATCAACAAATTCGTTATCTTCATCTTTGATACCTAATAAGCCCTTTGCTTTTGCCATATTGCCATTCGCTTTGGATTTATTAATTTCTAATCTTTGTGCTTCAAGCATAGTTTTTAATTTTTTGATTTCTGGATCTTCTTTTTCTTTCTTTCCAGTTTTATCATTTGCATTAGCTTTTTCAATAAGGCTTGATATCTGTGTTTGTAACTCGTTTGTGTCTTTATCATATTTTGACTTTTCTACATAGTTCGCTTTATCAACATAATTACCCGTTGATAAATCTACTAACTGTAAACTTGATAATGCGGTATTCACTTCTTCAACTGTCATACCGTCGTGGTAGCTATTACCTAATAATTCTTTTAATTTATCCATCTCTATTCCTCCTTAGTACTTTCTTGCGATGAATCATTATCTTTAGCACTTTCGTTATCGTCCTCTGTGCTATCTTCATTTGTCTGATTTTGTTGATTTAGTAAATCTTCTTTTCGCTCTTTTTTCGCTTCTTCGCCACGTTTTATAACTTCATTTACTCTGTTTGTTAAACCGCTAAATTCTAAGCAGTCTATAGTGGCAAGTTCTCCAGTGGCTACTAAAGTTGAAAATGCTTGTGTTTTAGTTAATAAATTGTCTGTTGTATGTCTACCTATACTTATATCTATATCAGCAGAACTAACATCTTTACTAACTAATCCCAATGCTTGCAATATCTTTATTGAAACATCTAATTGCATTTTCTTTGCTCGCTTGAAAAATATTTCTTTTAACTTTGCAACAATTTCAATATCAGTCCAACCGTTTCTATTTAAAACAGCTGTTCCAGTATCTCCACCGCTTGCTGTCTGTCTATCAGGAATACCTGTTATGATGTTTCTAGCATCTTCTAAATATTGTCTAATATTTTCTATGCTAGAACTATCTATTTGTGAATTGATGAACTTGGCATCCACATTACTACTTGTTGAATCTGACGGTACTAAAGTAAGAAGTCTATCTTTTTTTATCTTCTTTAATCCTACAGAATCATCTTCAAATTCGGCACCTAATAATACCAATAAACTTCTTATTGTGTTCTCTATGTCATCTATTGAATCACTAGCAACTTTATTACTAGCATTCATTACACTTATGGCTTGCTCCCAATCTCCTGTTAGAAACAATGAATTTTCAAACATTGTTATTGGATTTCGTCCTATGTAATTTTTCTTTACTTCAACATCTTTTTTATTATTTGTTATAGTAAATACATACTTATCTGTATAACATACATAAGTATCCCCACTATCCGTATGGATAATCGTTCCAGACAGTATTAATGGGTTTCCTATCTTTGTATTATATACACAAAAAGTGTTTATAGGATTTAAACTAGCCACTGTCAATGGTACATCTGGCGTATAGTCCTTTGTTATTTCTTTACTAGGTAAAGTTATTTCATATCCTACGCCACATATACTACTATAAAACAAGGTTTTCGTATCCTCTAAGAATGCACCACACATATCGTACACATCTGTTATCTTTTCAACATCTGTCCTTTTTCCAACATCTTTTTGTACGTATTCTGCTGGGTTTCCTAACGTGTATCCTACAATTTCTCTTGTTATAGGTAGTGCATAGTTCACAACTGTTGTATTATTTATTGTGCTTGTTTCAGGTTCAGCTCTATACAATATATCTTGATCGCCTAGAAAGTATCTTATTAAATATTCGCAATCGTGTGCATTTTTTATATGCACCCCTAATGCTTTTCCCAGTACTTCCAGTATATTGTCTGGTGTAACTTCTTCATAATCAAGTATTATTTTTTTTCTTCCATATTGTAAATTTCTCGCCAACATGTAATTGTTAAACGAATCGCCTGTATTCAAAATTACACCTTCTTTCGTTAAACCTTAACACTAAAAGCATACAGTATGTAAACTCTTTTGTCAAATTTAGGTATTTTTTATAAAACTTTTGATACATCTATCGTTCTCGCCCTTCCTTTATATCCACTTCCTATAATATTGGTTATCATCCCAGCAAGTGAATCTGGAAAGTCATCGTGTTGCTTATTTTGCATTGCTACATTTTGATTCCAATTATACAAATTTGTCATTGCGTCTTGATACATCTTATTCCCCTTTATACTACTTGGCGACTTAAAATATATCCTAAATGTATTACTTTCTGTTGCTACCCCTTTAATATCTTCTTGAACTGCTAATATTCTATCTCTTTTCTTCTTATTTGTAGGGGCATTATAAGATAAAATATTACAATAATAGTTTCTTTTTCTTAAATCATTATTTATTAATGTTGAATAGAAATCTCCACCATTATTCTTTTCAAAGCCACATCTTGTTACCTTATTTTTTACTATCATATTACAAACAAGCGGTCTACTTGCATTATCTCCACCAAATTTATTTATAAATAATACATCTTCAATATAAACTTCATTACCATATACATAACCTACCGGCATTGAAAAATAATCATCCCCACCGTGCGTAACATCTCCATAAGCACATATATAGTCTGGTTCATCTCCCGGTAAATTTTCATAAAAACTTATATTGTCTTTATTAAATACTAATCCATCCCGCTCTATAGGTTTCATAAGATACTTTGCACTAAATATGACGGGATCTTCTGCAACTTCCATATCTTTATAATATTCTTTACTAAAACCTTTTCCATAATCATATAAAAAGTTACTTTCTCCATTTTCATCATAGCAAGGTATTTGTATTATCCTAACTCTACTTTCATCCATTTTCATTTTTGCATTATTTATAACTCTATTTGTTATATCATTAATGCTCCACGGGGTATTTATATGTAACTCTGGACACGGTCTATATTTCCCATCCTTACACAACCTTTGTATCTTTCTATCTTTTATTGTACTTGTATATTTAAGATACAAATTATCTAAAACTTGTGGGTTGTTCGCCTGTTCTACACCCTTTATTAAGTCATCACAATAAAGTAATCTCTCTGCTTGTACTTTTCCAGTTCCTCCTGTTTCTATAGATACATAATTATACGTATGAAATCTTTTTCTCGTATTCAAATCAAGATAGTTATATTCTGCGTTTTTATCAACTATGATATTGTTTGGAAATATCTCCCCATACCTATACTCTCTATTTGTTATTATATTCAATACTTCATTATAAAATGATTGCACCAATGACATACTATGCCCCGCCCCCAACATGCTCTCATCTGGATACATCCCACCTAGTAACACTTGCAAATATATTCCTATTGTTGACTTTCCAACTCTTGGCGGTTCATTTAATACTAGCAAATCTAATTTATCATCTATTAAATCTTGTACCGCATCCACTATCCCGTGTTTTATTAGTAATCTTCTTCTCGGTAAGTAAAACTGCTTACTTGGCGGTCTATTCCACTCTAATGCTATACAAAATGAATCAAAATTCCCCAGCCTTGCCCTTGTATCAAGACAACTTAATACCATATCTATATAATCATCGTTGCTCATCTTTATTTCTCCAGCCATCAATATGTTTATACATTCAAGTGCTTGTTTATCTGCGTTTTCAAAATCACTTACATATTCATAATCATTTTTAAGCCCTACCATTGCCTTTATATACGTTTTTGTCTTTTTATTCTTTACTTCACTTATTACTTTCTTTGTTTCTTCTATCCTCTGCTTTGTTGCTTCTATCTCACTTTCTGGTACATTGTCTACCAAACAATTTCTCATTTCTTTTCATCCCCTCTCTTATTTCTTCTTCTACTTATTTCATACGTCCTCGCTAATTCAAAGTCATCAATATATCCATTTAACCAGTCCCATATACTATTTTTTTCATTATTCGTCATAAACGGTTTTGAATATACATACATCCTATATACCAGCAAAAAACCGTTATCATTCTTGCCCCTCTTTTTATAAGTCGCAAAAATTATGTAACGGTTTTGATAAAATTCTTCTATTGTACTAAATGTCAATATCTCATCTTTTCTCTCTTTAAACAATTCTTTATCTGTCATTTGATACCTTTTCACCACCGAATAATTAATATTTATCACATACATTTTACTATATATTTTACACTTTGTAAACATCTTCCGTAAAAAAAAAAATCTCCCCATCTAAAAAGTGTAATGTTGTAATACCTTATTAAATGTATCAAATTTTTCCCTATTGTCAATGCTTTTTTCTTGACTTTTTTTATCTTTTATTATACACTTATTTTATGCAAGGGTTAGTGATTAGCATTACTTCCTTTCTAAGTAGCTAAACATCATCCTTTATGGATTTCTTTTCCACACTTGCCTCTTGCACTCACATCCACCTCGTTTGAGGTGTTTTTTTTGTAAATTGAAAAAAAGCAATAGGTATATTGATTGCTTCTTCTTAAAAAGTTTGATGTTTTATGTAATAATAATATTCGCAACAAGCAAAACTTATTGCTATATTCATTATACATTAAGTGAATATGATTTGCAAGGGGAAAATAAGTTTGTCTATTGATAATTAAACCAAAATAAAACATCCACTGAGAAATGAATGTTTATGAAAGGATATTGCAATGTCCAGAAATTAAACAAAACTGAAAGTTTGAATATAGATAATTATAAAATAAATATCTATATTGACATTATAGCATAAAAAGAAATAAAAAAAAAAGGTCTTTTTTATAAAAAATTTCCTACCCCACTTCCTTTTTCTCTCTGTTTGGCTCGTTTACCCCCTCCAGCCCCCTTGTTTACAATTAGTAAATTTATAAGCGACTGGTAAAGTTTGCTAGATGTAAATAAAAAAA